TAAATCTGCTATTCAGATCAACATTACTGGGGTTGGCATGGCAGATGTTAAAGAAATTGACCCTAACACTATCCAACCTAGCTCGGAGAGCGACGGTTTTGATCTAAAACCTACGGTTATTGATGGGGATAACGGTGAAATACTTTAAACGAGAAGAGTTTAACTGTACGCACACTAACAAGAATGAAATGGATGACGCATTTCTGGAGAAGTTGGATCAGTTGCGTGAGTTATGTGGCTTTCCTTTTAAGATTACATCGGGTTACAGAGATGAAACCCACCCCAATGAGGCCCGAAAAGAAGTTCCTGGCACACACAATCAAGGTATCGCGGCTGATATCGCGGTATCTAACGGTGCAGAACGCATGAAGATTGTAAGGATGGCGGTTGCCCTGCGATTTAATGGCATAGGTATTGCCAAAACATTCGTACACGTGGATACCCGTACAACAACTCCCGTTTTGTGGACATACGCATGAAGTTTTCTCACGGTGACGCCCTAACCGCAGGGTCAAGTAACACGATATTAGACGTACCAACAGGCTACGATGCTATTGTTAGCTATCTGTTTATCTCAAATACCACAGGTAGCAGTAAAAGCATTGATGCTCGTTGGGTTCATAACAGTGTAAACATTGATTTTCTATCTGGAAAAAACGTTGGCTCAAAAGATTTCTTAGAATTTGGCGGTCAGTTTGGTGAGTTCCTTGTTGCAAAAGAGGGTGACACCCTAAGTCTTACTCCGGAAGCAGGATCTACGTTTGTTAGCATCATTTCGTTTGAGCTAGTTACGGCAACACCAAGGTTGAACTTTTGAGTGACCTAAATATCGAATTACTGCCTTGGCAACAACAGGTTTGGGCAGACGATACTCGTTTTAAAATCGTAGCCGCCGGTAGACGAACAGGTAAGTCACGTCTTGCGGCATGGATGTTGATTGTTAATGCACTTCAAGCCGATAGAGGTCATGTATTTTATGTTGCACCAACCCAAGGACAGGCCAGAGACATCATGTGGCAGACCCTTCTTGAGCTTGGTCATCCTGTTATTGCTGGTAGTCACATCAATAATCTACAGATCAAACTGGTCAACGGTGCAACCATCAGCCTCAAAGGTGCCGACCGACCAGAAACCATGCGAGGTGTCTCGCTAAAGTTCCTTGTTCTAGATGAATACGCGGACATGAAGCCCGAAGTATTCGAGCAAATTTTAAGACCTGCCCTTGCTGACCAAAAGGGATGTGCAATGTTCATAGGCACACCTATGGGCAGGAACCATTTTTACGAATTGTACAAATATGCGGAGTTAGGGGATGATCCGACGTACTGTGCTTGGCACTTTACTTCTTATGACAATCCACTATTGGACAAGAATGAAATTGATATCGCTAAGAGGAGTATGTCTAGTTATGCGTTCCGTCAAGAATTTATGGCATCATTTGAAGCTCGTGGGTCAGAAATGTTTAAGGAAGATTGGGTTCGGGTCGAAGCTGATAAAGATCCGACCGGAGACTACTACATCGCCATCGACCTCGCCGGCTTCGAAGAAGTCAACAAAAAGCGCACCAAAAGCTCGAAGCTCGACGAAACGGCAATCGCCGTCGTCAACGTCTCGGAAGAAGGCTGGTACGTCGAAAACATCATCCACGGCAGGTGGACGCTCGACGAAACCGCGATCAAAATCTTCCAAGCAGTAAGGGACTACAAGCCTATATCGGTGGGTATTGAAAGGGGCATAGCCAAGCAAGCGGTTATGTCTCCCTTGACTGACTTACAAAAAAAGTACGGCACGTTTTTTCGGGTGCAAGAACTAACCCACGGCAACAAAAAGAAGACCGATCGGGTCATGTGGGCGCTACAAGGTCGTTTTGAAAACGGCTATGTCACATTAAACAAAGGCGATTGGAACGTAAGATTCCTTGACCAACTGTTCCAATTCCCTGATCCTTTGACGCATGACGACTTAGTGGACGCTTTAGCGTACATTGACCAATTGGCTCAAGTAGCTTATGACTACGAATACGAAATAGACGACCACGACATCTTAGACATAGTGGCGGGATACTAATATGGACGAGATATACGAGCAGGATCCTTTGATGGCTGAACAATCCGTAGAGGATTGGGTGATAACAAAGTGCGAAAACTGGCGGGATTACTATGAATCTAACTATGAAGCGCGTTTTGAAGAATACTATCGGCTTTGGCGTGGGATTTGGGATCCTGCTGATAGCGAGCGTCGGAGTGAGCGTAGCCGTATTATTTCTCCTGCTTTACAACAAGCTGTTGAATCCAACGTGGCAGAGCTGGAAGAAGCTACATTCGGTAGAGGAAAGTGGTTTGATGTCTCCGATAATCTAGGTGACACCTCTAGGGACGACGTTCTTTTCCTAAGAAACAAACTCACCGAAGACTTTGAAGACTGCATGATTCGCAAGTCTGTTGCGGAATGTCTTATCAATGCCGCCGTATTTGGCACAGGAATTGGCGAAATCGTCATTGAAGAAATGAAAGAAATGGCACCTGCTACTCAACTCATTATGGATGGGGATCTTCAAGCTGTAGGCGTCAATGTCCAAGATCGAGTCAAAGTAAAGCTACGCCCTGTCTTACCTCAAAACTTTTTGATTGACCCTGTAGCCACTAGTGTTGATGAGGCTATGGGTGTTTGCATTGATGAGTTTGTTAGTAAGCACCAAGTCGAGCTTCTTCAAGAGCAAGGTGTATATCGTGATACCTATGTAGGATCTGCGGCTCCTGATACTGACCTGGAACCCGATCAAGACATTACAATTTACAACGATGACAAGGTTCGACTCACTAAATACTACGGCCTCGTTCCTAGAGAACTTCTTAGCGAAGCTATGGATGAGGAAGTTGAGGAAGAAGGTAAGTATGTAGAAGCCGTTATTGTTGTTGCTAACGGTGGCACACTTCTAAAAGCGGAAGCTAATCCGTACATGATGGGCGACAGGCCTGTTGTAGCATTCCCGTGGGATGTAGTGCCTGGACGTTTTTGGGGAAGAGGCGTCTGTGAAAAAGGCTATAACAGCCAAAAGGCTTTGGATACAGAACTTAGAGCGCGTATTGATGCACTAAGCTTAACGATTCACCCAATGATGGCGCTTGATGCAACTCGATTGCCACGAGGCGCAAAGCCAGAAATTCGTCCTGGCAAGATGATTCTTACGAATGGAGATCCCCGTGAAGTACTTCAACCGTTTAACTTTGGTCAGGTTAGCCAGATTACGTTCGCGCAAGCCGGAGCGTTACAACAGATGGTTCAACAAGCCACCGGTGCAGTTGATTCTGCTGGCATCGCTGGACAAGTTAATGGGGAGTCAACAGCGGCTGGTATTAGTATGTCTCTTGGTGCTCTTATTAAGCGTCATAAGCGCACCCTTATTAACTTCCAACAGTCTTTCCTAATCCCATTTGTTAAGAAAGCCGCACATCGGTATATGCAGTTTGATCCTGAAAACTATCCGGTTGCGGACTACAAGTTCAATGCAAGCAGTACACTAGGCATTATTGCTAGGGAATACGAAGTTACTCAGTTGGTACAGTTATTGCAGACTATGGGCAAAGACTCACCACTTTATACAACGCTAATCCAGTCGGTTGTAGACAACATGAACCTGTCTAACCGTGAAGAATTGTTAGCGGCAATGTCTCAGGCAATGCAACCCAACCCACAAGCACAGCAAATGCAAATGGCGGCTCAACAAGCGCAGTTGCAGTTCCAGCAGTCACAAACTGAGGCCCTATCTGCACAGGCGCAAGAGTCTTCGGCCAGAGCGCAGAAGCTTGCGGCTGAAGCGGCGGTCGTACCGCAAGAGCTTGAGATTGACAGAATCAACGCTGTTACACGAAACTTGCGTGAAGGCGACCAAGACGACAAAGAGTTTGAACGTCGTATGCAGGTTGCTGATCGCTTAATCAAAGAGAAACAAATCCAAGGGAAAGAGAATGCTAACCGACAGAGAATTCCAAATGCTACTGAACAGGCTCAACGCCCAAGTGGAGCCGCTCCGACGCCAAATCCAAGAACTCCAGTCCAAGGTGGAGGCTTTAACCAATGAGCAACAGGGATCCCCGACTAGAGCGCGTAGGCGTAAGCGGGTACAACAAGCCGAAGAAAACTCCCAACCATCCCACTAAATCGCACGTTGTTGTAGCGAAACAGGGTGATAAGATCAAAACAATTCGTTTTGGTCAGCAGGGAGTTAAAGGTGCAGGCAAGAATCCTAAAACCGCAAAAGATAAAGCGCGAAAAAAGAGTTACTACGCCCGTCACAATGCTCAAGACGCAAATCCCAGTAAACTATCTGCGCGTTATTGGTCGCATAAGGTTAAATGGTAAACACAATGAAAGTTCCAGCACCCAAAGGTTATCACTGGATGAAGTCCGGTAAAGAGTATAAGTTAATGAAAGACCCTGCTGAAGGCTACAAGCCACACAAAGGTGCATCTAAGTCAGCAGACTTTGCAGTTCAAAAAGTACATGGAGGTAAGAAGTGAAAGACAAAGACCACACAGTTAGTTACACGCCTCTTGAGTATTACTCTATGTGCGAATCGTCTAAACGTCGTGTTAAGGAAATGCAAGATCAAGGATTTCCTACTAAGTACGATGCAAAAGACAAACCAGAAGATGTTGGCAAAATGGAATCATTTACTGTAATGATGTTTGGTAAATAAATTAAGGAGAATGTTATGCCTGGTTATGGAATGAAGACACCCAAAAAAACGCCCTCATCAAAACCAAGAGGCAAATCGCCAGCCATGCCTAAGCGTGGTCAGCGCACAATGACTAATCGAAAGAAAAAGAAGTAGTCATGCCAAAGGCTAAAGGTAAGGGTTATAGCCCTAAGCAAAAAAAGATAGCCCGTGTTGCGGCTCCAAGAAATAAAATCACGGGCGCAGACTTTAAAGGATTACGTCGTGGCAAAGGCAAAAAGTAAACCTAAAAAGAAAAGTACGATACCTGCGAATGTAAAGAACAAAGCTCTTTATTCGCGGGTAAAGTCTGAGGCTAAACGTAAATTTGATGTATATCCCTCAGCGTATGCTAATGCCTGGTTAGTTAAGACCTATAAAAAACGTGGTGGCACGTATGGCTAAAACGAAAGGCGGTCTTACTAAGTGGTTTAAAGAAGAATGGGTTGACGTTAAAACTGGCAAGCCTTGCGGTCGTAAGTCTGCTAAGAAAAGTAAACGCCCTTATCCTTCTTGTAGGCCAAAAGCAGTAGCGGCTAAAATGACTGCGGCAGAAAAACGATCTTCGGCAAAGCGTAAGACTGGCCCTGCCAGGATTAAACATGCTGTTACAGCGTCAGGTCGTCGCAGGAAGACAACCAAAAAAGCCTGACATTTTTTAAAAACCGTGCTACAAGGCACATAATCAACGAAAGAGAGATGGGAATTTATGACACCTGAACTTGAGGAGTACTTTACTAATTACAATGAACTGTTTAACCATGCTGGGTTTAAGCAGTTGACAGAAGAGTTAGCTAACAACGCAAGACAGTTAGCAGACCTTCAAACAGTTAAAGATCAGGAGGAGTTGTTCTATCGCAAAGGCCAGGTTGCCGCTCTAGCTACAGTAATTAACTTAGAGGCAACGATTACTGCGGCGCGAGACCAAGCCGAAGCGGAAGGGCAAGAAGAATTAGATGTATAAGATATATGACTTTCGCTGTGATTGCGGTCGTATATTTGAAAGAATGGTACGCAGTGGAGAGACAGTCAGTAGGTGCGACTGTGGCTTGACTGCTACTAAAATGCTGTCAGCGCCTAAATGCGTACTCGACGGATCTAGTGGAGACTTTCCAGGTCGCCACATGAAGTGGGTACGGGAACATGAAGAAGGTGGCAGAAAACGTAAATCTCCAAACGGAGTTTAATTATGTCTAGAGCAACGATGGTTGATCCTCACCTCGAAGAAGAGGGGAATGCGGAAAACATCGAAAACGAAGCCGAAGAGACTCAACAAGCTGAAGCCGTTGAGCAGACTCAAGACGCGGTAGAGACCGACACTAACAACGATATTCCAGAGCAATACCGAGGTAAATCTCTGAAAGAAGTTGTTCAGATGCACCAAGAAGTTGAAAAGGTGATGAGTCGGCACTCTAACGAGGTCGGGGAGCTTCGTAAGATAGTGGATGAGTACATTACGACTCAAACACCATCGCCAGCACCTCAACAGAATGTTGAGCCTGAAAGCGATATTGATTATTTTACGGATCCTCAAGGGGCTGTTAATAGGGCAATTGAGAACCATCCTAAGATTAGGGAGGCTGAGAGATACACTGAGGACTATAGGAAACAAGCGGCGTTAGCATCTTTGGGTAACAAACACCCAGATATGCAAACAATTCTTAAAGATCCTAAGTTCGCAGAGTGGATATCAGGCTCAAAGATTAGGACTCAATTATTTGTAGAAGCTGACCAACAGTATAATGCTGACGCGGCTGATGAACTTTTTTCTCTCTGGAAAGAAAGAAAGGTAGTTGCTCAGCAAACCGCTAATGTTGAAAAACAGGTGCGTAAGCAACAACTAAGGGCGGCTAATACGGGTAAAGCTCGAGGCAGTGCAGAGTCAACCGTAAGAAAACAGTATCGCAGGGCCGACATCATTAAACTGATGAAAACTGACCCCGAGCGTTACCAAGCCCTGTCAGGTGAAATCCTTCAGGCATACGCAGAGGGTCGAGTCAAATAATCCTATAGGAGATTGACATGGCTACTGCAACATACCCAGGCGCGGCTGGTAATACCGCGAAGACAGAAGCGGCTACGTTTATTCCAGAGATCTGGAGTGATGAAATTATTGCCGCTTATCAAAAGAACCTGAAGATGGCTCCGCTTGTTAAAAAGCTTGCTATGTCAGGTAAGAAAGGCGATAAGCTTCACATTCCAAAGCCTACTCGTGGCGATGCGAATGCTAAAGCGGCTGACACTGCGGTTACTATCATCGCAAACACCGAAAGCGAATTGACAGTTGATATCGACCGTCACTTTGAGTACTCACGTCTTATCGAAGACATCGTAGAAGTTCAGGCTCTTTCTAGTCTCCGTCAGTTCTACACTGAAGATGCGGGTTACGCGCTTTCAGTGCAGGTTGACAATGACCTTCACGCGGCGGGTACTGGTTTTGGTGATGGCGGTGCTGTCGTATTTAGCCCAGCGGCTACTGACTATCAGCACACTGGTTGCTTCTTTAATGACGCTGGTACTACTACTCAGTATACCGACGACACTATGGTAGCGGCTGACGTGTTTACTGATGCTTTCTTCCGCAACATGATTCAGAAGCTTGATGAC